ATATCCAATACCTGCATTAATAATATTTAAAGTTCCTGTTGCAATACCTGCATTACCAACATAAGTTCCTGTTGCATTACTTCCGTGTTGAAGAACAGTATTTCCAACCGTAAGATCAGTATCATTTAAGGTAGATCCAATTCCAACTTTAATTTTTCTTCCTGTTAACTGTAATGGATCTGACAATAAATTAGCAATCTGCCTATTACCAACTGATAATGCAGGATTATAAAATTCTATAGATCCCGTACTTGCAAAATTTGCTCTATAGAGATTAAATTTAAGATCTTCCCACTGACTTGGTTCCCATGTAGAACCATTCTGAGACTTAAATAAAGATCCCAAATAAGGTTGTTGAGAAACATTAGTTTGAGTTACTAAATCAATTTCTCCTACTCTGGAGATAAAGACTGAATATTGAGCAGAATCTGAAAGAAGAACCATACAATATTCAATACCACCTTCTACATAAACAGGAGATTTAAAGTTAAATGTTGTACCAATAGATCCATCATTGGAAATAGTGATTTGAGATGGAGAAAGACTAACTTCAGAGAATGGAATTACCTTTGTAGTAGGTAATCCATTTTGCATTGTTCTTAATTGGAACGTAACAGGTAGGTCATTCTCATCTACAGTAGCAAAGAATACTTCACAACTAGTTAAGAAAACACCTGTAGACTCTGCAACAAAGAATGATTCAGCCAAAGGATCTCTTTGGTTTCTTTGTGCAATGAGTTGTCTATTAGTTTGAACTGTTTGAGTTGTGGTTTCTGTAACTTGCTCCACTGCGATAGTAGCATTTCTGACCGAAACAATATCTTCTTGAACGGTGTTGAGAATACCTGTAGCGGCGAAAGTCTGATCAGAAATACTTGTTGCAGCATTTCTATCATTAGAGGCATTATTAATTAAAGAAACTGTCTTAGTTCCTGTTTCAAATCTTGGATTATTAGAAATGTTAGGATTAGGAATAAAAAGACTTCCTATTACATTTGATCCTACGTCAGATATTAATCGAAGATTAGCAATAGTTGCTTGAGCACCACTAGTTTCACCCACCAATATCATATCTTGTTCTACCCATCCCCAATAAGTACCTTGAGGTTCATTTGATAAGGAGAAAGTATCTACATTGACTGTAGTAGAAGTAGTTGAATAACTGCTTGGGATTAAATTAGATCCATAAGGACTAGTTCCATAAATTCTTGTAGGTGCATTAAATGGCCCTTCCATATGATTGGATTGAGCAACTCTAAATCTAATGGAGGGACTAGCATCATCATTGGTAATAGGTAATACACCTAATGGTCTAGTAGTTCCTGTGACAGTTTCACCAACTTGGAATGTACCAGAAACCATTGCAATTTCTAGTAATTTTGGAACAGCATACTGAGTTACATTTACTCCATCTAAGAAAGCATAATGTCTTGTAGAAGGTTTGACTCTTGTTCCTGTAAACTGAACATTCCTTGATCTCATGAAGGAAACAAGATCCCTACTTACAAGTCTATCTCCTTGAGATTCTTGATCAAATGTTTCGGTAAGAATACTTCTAGTACCTGTACGTTGTAACTGAGTATCAGTAAAGGTGGTTCTCCATAAATTATTTCCTGCCCATGCAGTTTGATTTCGTGTGGTAGTAGCTGGAGCACCATTCACTCCACTCCAAATCTCTTCCCAAGAATTCCAGAGTACAGCACCAAATCCTGCTTGAGGATCTGTCGGCGTAAATAGGTCACTTAATTCAGCAACTTGTTGTGCAAAATTTCCCTCTACATTTATAATATTAGCTCCCAGTCTTTCAGTATCAACCCAGTTATCTGATGCAGGAGTTAGATCTATAGTTCCTCCCCAAAACGCTACAATAAAAGGAGTTACACTTTCAGTTCTGGTTCCATTAACTTGTTGCAAATATTCAACTTCATTATAACTTAAACTTACAACATCTCCTGTTTTTTTAATATTAGTTCCTTGTGGATCAGCAAATGCTAAATCTGCGTTTGCTGGTGCATTCTCAACAGGGCCCATTAACAAGTCTGTGGAAGTTGTATAATGGCTTGGTCTTAATTCATTAAGTTTAATATCAATACTATTTTTATATGCAACCAAATTTGATTGTGAAAGAAAAGAAGTAAAGTTATCAACAAAGAATCCTGACTTAAATCTGTTTATTCCATTTTGATCTGGAAGGAATATATTGGCAGTATTTGCTTCTAGTAATGAAAGAGTGGTGTAATATTCAAGATTTTTAATTCTATTTTCAAGTCGTCCAATATCCGACATTGTATATCTCTTATATTGGAAGAAATTTAATGAAACATCTGCAATATTATAAAGATATGCTGGAATAGATGCGGTTGCAATCTTTAATGCATCATCAACTGTTCCTGGTTCTTCTGGTTTTTCCGAAGGAACTCCTGTTTTGACTTGGAATTGACCATCTTTAGTAAGGTAAATGGAGTCAATTCTTCCAAGATACCATGAAAAATCAGTTACTATGGTTTCATCTGATGCTAAAATATTTGCAGCAGAGTTTCCTGAAGCATTAAAGGTTCTACCATGAAATTCTAGAGGAGATCTAGAACTTTCAGCAACTGTATAATCAGAAACTCTTGGTCGAATATCAATTAAATCAGTATTTCTGATGCCATTTACTGATTGAATTTCAGTTGAGTAGTTAAAAGTAGAATAAGAATCTACTGTTGTAACATCTCCATCATCAGTTGACTGATAATATCCATTTGAGAAGTATATTTTTATCTTTTTATTGGGAGCCGTTGCATCAGATTTTCTTCTAATGATAGAATAATTGTAAAAATCTTCTTTTTGACCATTTTCACCATCAAAACTAGACGTAATATCAAAACTAGATGCATCTACAGTGGTTATAACCCCTTCAATTTTAGATTCTTCAAATAAAACTGTTTCTCCTTCTTTAAAATTAATTTCATTTTGAGGAAGGAACGTAATTTGAGAATTAGTTACAGATTCTGCAAGATATCCACACGCATTACTGGTTCTTCCTGTAACTTTTTCACCTATTACAAGGTCAGCAGTCTTACCTGTAGGCCCTGTAAGAGAATCTAATGTCAAAGTTGGGGCAGATGGATCAGAAGTTGAAGGAGATTCATAAACTTTATATATTGATATAGCATCAGGAACGTTTAATGATATTTCTTCATCCTGAACTCTTGTTCCATAAGGATAATTTCCATATGTTAATCCATCATTAGCAGTCAAAGTGGTAATACCTGATGCCTCATTGGTAGATTTATCAACTAATAAGGTATTAACTCTATTTCTTATTTTGACTTTGGACTTAGGCTTAAGTTTTTTGAGGGTAGTAACAAGAACTGCATCATCATTTCCACCTAAACCATAAATTTGAAGTTGAGTAGATGCTGCATTAATCTGAACTTTATCACTGGTTAGAACTTCAGTAGTTCCATCACTTCTTTGTAAGAAATACCTCTCTACTGTAAATGGTAAAAATGTTTCATTAGTACCTGCATCAAGAGCACTTGCAAGTTGACCTCCTGTAATGTTTACATCTTGAGTCTTTCTAATAACTAATGACGCATCTGTTAGATCTATATTAGAAATATTATCTTTAGGAAGTTGGGTATAGAAAGATGTATCTCTTGCTTTTTGAAGATCTGCTCCTACCACTGCAAGATCAGAAACTCGTAGTAATGAAGAAGGTAATTGACCTGCTGCTACCCCAGTCACGGTGGTAACACCACTGATGTTTATATGACTTGCTCCAACACTTACAACAGAACCTAGAACTGGGTCAACACTATTATTACCACTATATCTAACTAAATTTCCTGTCTTTATTTGGCCTGGAAAATTAGGACTAGTGCTTCTTATTGTACTGATACTTACAGAAGCAGTTGTATTGAAAGCAGTGATGGTAGCAACACCAACTGAGATGATTGGAGTTTGGATAGTATCTGCAGAGAATGTCTGTGCAGCACCCACTGTATTCATGTCTGGCCCGTTTGTATTACCGAAAACGGATCTTATATCGGAAATGCCGTAATTAGTTACTGCAACAGCAACTCTAGTATTTTCTACCCCATCTATAATAAAGTTTTCATTCTTAATAAAGTCTCCTTTTACATCATAAACTGTAACAGCAACACCAGCTGCAACAGGAGATTTGATGAATGCAGTTGCTCCACTATACTTTCCTTTAATGTGACTTGGAACCGTTAAGGTAATAGACTCATTTAAAGTAATCTCTGTTACTGTTTGAATATCATAAAGAGTAAGATCCCATTCATTAATATTTTGATTACTCCTATCATAAGAACCAGACTCTAAATCAAAATCATATACTCTTGCTAATCCAATTTCTTTACCAGCAGGAAGGGTAGCAGCAGTTCCTACTCGCTCATCTCTAAGACTCAAAACATAAGTATTACCAATACCTATCTGAGGACTTCCATATGTATTGTTTAATTTTAAAGTAGCACCTGTATTATAGTTAATTCCCTGATCTTCTAAACTTGCCGTTGTTCTTGGTTTCTCAAAATCAAGATATGTTGAACTAATAGTCTCTACATCATATCCTTTTACAAAGGCTCTACCTGGAGAAATCTGATAAAGTCCAAGATCATCAGAAGGAATCAATCCCTCATAGGTTAATTGGTCAGCATTAAATACACCATTATTTCCTTGATAATTATTTAAAGATTCTTTTACACCAACCCCAAAAGGTTTAACATAGTAATCACCAGATTCCGCATAGGTTCTTCTTGCTAACTCATCTTGTAAAATATTGTAATCAGTTGAAGTTGTTTGACTTTTTAAAACACCATTTTCTACCGTTGCTAATTGGACAAAATTATTATCATCAAAATCATCTAAATCTTTTTTAATTAAGGAAGTGGTAATTCTAAGTCTATCCGCACCAGGTGCAGAATAATTATTAAACCCTCTTGAATTATCATTCAATTCAGGATTCATATCCGCATTGATTATCGATTCATTAATAAAGAGACCAATTCTATAATTTGGAGTAGTGCCAAAAGGATCTAAAAGAATGTTTTGATCTGATACTTCTACAAATCTTCCTTTTGCAAAATAAATTCCACTTTTTATAGTAAAAGCAGATCCCGTTACATTTGCATTAGTGACCATTGTTTGACCAAATGGTTCTCCAGCTGCAATAGTGGTTCCACCTGAAATTATATCTATACTCGATGTTAATAATTCATTATTTGCAAATATTCCTTGAAGATTGTCTGTGGAGTCTGATCCCAAATAACTTACATAAAGAGTAGGATTTCCATTTTCAGAATCTTTTCCAAGAACACATTTAGTGGCAGTCGCTGTAACACCAGAAGTTAATCCAGTAATTTTTGATCCAACCAATTGTCCCAAATAATTAGATATTGGAATCCCTAAAAAACTTGCTTCTAATTGTATACCAGTATATTCTTTATTATAATAAGTATTACCTGGTACAATTTTAGCACCTTCTTTAAAAAAGTGCTGCCCAAATGTTTCAATCTGATTTTGTAAGATTGATTGTAAATTATTTAATTCCCTTGCCTGAACTGGATATCCAGGCTTAAACAGTACACTATAATAGTCATTACTTGCATTAAAATCGTCAAAGTAAGGTGCGACGTTTAGATTGGTTTCCTGAGACATAATTCTTTAGAATTGCAAAATGACTTTGATATCTTCTTTTTGGTTTGTTGATCTAGTGATCGACGGTCTATTATCAACGTAAATAATATCTCCAGAATACTTTTTAACTTCTGGATTGGCCACACCTGCGGTAAATGACTGACCAAGATAATAAGTCCTACTATTTATTACAGTAGAGAGACCTGTAAATGATGTATTAATTGCTAGAGTTTCAGATCCTCCAACAATACTGAATGATCCACCAGATTTAATATTCGCAGTAAATCTGTCCATTTGGAATCCATAAGTAGGATCCGTATTTGCACTACCGTTAGTGTTAAAACCAGCAGTAGATCTGTCCTGCCAATACTTCAGAACAGCAGTTGTTTGATCATAAGAAATAACTCTTCCTACAGCAGTTGATCCAAC